CTGTTGGTGGTGCTGATTTTATATTACTGTTTGATGTTGAATTAGTTGTACTATTAGATGATGATCCATCTTGGTAAGTAGTTGCTCCCCCAGTATAACCACCTTCAATACTTGTGTTGGACCCGCTAACGTTCGATTGTGTTTCTGCTGGATACGCTGGTCCTACCCATGCTATCAAACATAGTAAGATAATCAATATCCCTGTAAAATAATAATTCATCTTGGCATTCTCCATTATTGACATGACAAACATTCCTCATCTTTGTTTTTAGGATCATTGCATTTGCAATCATCGCAAGTACATACACCATATATATCGGTATGAAATACTTCTAAACAATGACATTCATGTCCACATTTTTTACATTCGTTTTTAATTTTTTTTAAATCCATTTTACTTTGCCGCTTCTATACAAGTAGGACAAGATTTTTTAAATCTTGTTTTATGTGTATTGCAAACAATTTTTTCTATTACCGGTGTTTCTATTACCGGTATTTTTATTACAATTTTTACTTCATCTTTTAATATAATCGGTTCTTTCTTACCAAATATTTTTTTTAATAAAGATTTTATCCATTTAATCATTTTTTTTTTCCTCTATTTCGTAGAAAAAATTATCAGTATCTTCGGTTTTCCATTTACCAGAATCTTCTACACTCCATTCTGATGTTTGCACCTTCCAATCAGGAATATTATCTTTTACAGTAAAAGAAGGTAGGTCCCATATTAATCTATTGTTTGGCTGAGCCGCATAATTGCCATCATTTAATGCCAATATATGAGCGCACTTATGTTCGTGCGGTATTTCTGAATGTTCGGTATCTAGTATATTACTCTCTGGATGCGCAAAGTCAACGGTAAATAGATATTTACCATGATGCCATTTTTTATCTTTACCTATGTATTTACCAGATATTCCTTGAATTATATCCCAATTAGTAACAGCAGGGTAATAAGAAAAACTATTCCACAGCTCCAACTCATCAAGCCTACGTTTAGGAACTTCTTTTTCGTCATAACCTCTTTGAATGAACGCAGAAATTGGCAAACGATAAAAAATAGCACCATTTTCCATAATTGCATGAAAGAGTAAAGCACTCCCTGCAATCGATGATAGACCAAATATAATGCAGTCTTCCACTTCTCCATGATGTTTTTTAAGATCGTAAAGATATTCTCTTTTGATCTGTGAATAAAGAACAGGAATGTTTGCATTTAAATAGGCCATGCATAAATTATTTTATTAAAGCAATTATTGCAATAACGACTATTACTATAATAACAGATTTCTGTTTATTAGCTTTAGCCCATGTTATTATTGTTTTTATATGGTCCATAGTTTTCTCCTTATTTATTTTATTGTACCCCAATTTGGTCCAAATTCATAGTCTACTTTATTGGGAACTTCAAGACTAACAGCACTTTCCATAATATCTTTTATTTTTTGTGCATGTTTTGGTGATTCAACAGATATATCAAGTTCATCATGTACTTGTATATGGGGAATAATTCCCTCTTTATATAATTCTATCATTGCTTTCTTTGTCATGTCAGCTGCTGATCCTTGAATCAATTTGTTTAATGCTTTGTAAGTATAAGCACGTTTGATCCCTGGTCCGTGTTCCAAGAGCGCTTTTTCATGAGTCAATGCTTTATGAATTCCAAATTGATTTGGTTCCCACAAAGGAAATCTACATAATCGTCCTAACAATGTTCTAACCTGACCACAATCTTGTGCTCGACTACTTACATTACTCATCAACTGTTTAACAAAAGGTACTTTAGAATGATATTGTTTAAATAATTCTTCAGCTTTGTCTTTAGATACACCCAATTCTGCTTGAAGTTTATTTTTACCCATACCATAAAACAAACCTAAGTTAATTGTCTTAGCTTGTGATCTAGGAATTTGTGCCATGTCAGCAACAATGTCATGAAAATCTGCATCGCCTTCACGATATGCATCTAATACTCCATCAACTCCGTATAAATTTTGTAAAACTGCATAATGCACTACCAGTCTAGGCTCCTGCTGAGAATAGTCAAAACAACCCCATGTATGGCCTTCCTCGGGCACAAATAGAGCCCTTATCCGTGGTCCGAGATCTTTGTTTCGTGCTGGAATCTGTTGAAGGTTGGGATTAGAATAACTAAATCTTCCGGTTACAGTACCACCATTATCGGATCTTAATTGATTGATGTCAGCGTGAATTCTTCCTTTATGAGAATGTTTTAATATAGTATCAATAAACGTGGTATGGGCTTTATTTATTTCTCGAGCTTGTGCTATTTGTTTCACCACTGGATGTGGATGATTTTGTAAAAAATTTTTAGTAAAGGAAGGTGCCGATGTTTTCTCAGTTCTATCGTACTCTAGTTTTAATTTATCAAAAACTTGTGCAATCGATCTTGCTGCCCATATTTGGGTATCTATTCCTGTTTCTTTTTTTACTTGTTGCAATGCTTGTTTTTCTTGTGCAACTAATGTTTTTTTTAATTTGTGGGCTTCTTCCACATCAACGCAAACCCCTTTAAATTTCATATCAACTAAACAAGGAAACAATTCTGTTTCCATATCCATAATTGAATTTATATCCTGATGATCTATTTCTTTTTTAAGTTCTTGCCAAAGTGATAATGTTATTTCAGCATCTTTTTCTGCGTATGCGCCAACATAAATCGCAGGTAGTTTATACATTTCTGCCTTGGGGTCAACCCCCCATGACTTTGCTGCTTCATATAATTCTGTTTCATTTTTACCTTTTCCAGTGTATCGTTTAGCACAATTGTTTAAGTCATAGCGCATTTGATTTTCATCAACTAGGGCCGATGCAATCATCGTGTCCACTATTTTACCGCTAATATTTAAACCTAACGCGCGTATCCAACACACGTCATACATGGCGTTGTGGAATATCTTTGTAGAAGGTAAATTTAATATATCTTGAAACCATTTAAGGACCATTTTACGATCCATATTACCACCACCTTCATGTGCAATTGGATAATAAGCACACCAACCTTTAACAGCTACAGCTATACCAGTTACATCGCCATTGCCTATAATAGAACCTGAACCCATTTTTATTAAATCTGGATCTTTTGTTTCTAAGTCAATTGCAATTTCATCATAACCAGATAAATCTGGAAAATTTTCTGGTGGTAGCCATTCTGTTTGTGGTTTAAATAGTGGTACTTGTATCATTTTTTTAATCTGTTATTGGATCGTATTTTAATTGATTTATCTGCTCTACTCTTGTTTTTGGTTCTGGATAATCTCTATCAATAGCCATATCAATGTAATGTTTAGCCTTTAATAAATCTTCTTTCTGATTTTTTTGTTTATGCCTGCATAAATATTTTATAGCATTACCTTCTGCAAACGGTAAATTATTTTTATTTATAAACTCTGATGGTTGTATGATCATGCTTTTGTAATGATCACCTCCTACTTGTTTTTTATATATTTCGCTCATATGATATATCCTTTCTCGTATTTTTTGGGTTCAATTATATGTAAATTTTCCTTTGTTCGTGTTGCACCTACGTAAAATAATCTGTTTTCATCATCTGGATTTCTTTCGTAACCTTTTAATGTATTTTCTGTAAGATCTGTTAGTAATACAACGTTAGTTGCTTCACCACCTTTAGCTGCGTGAATAGTTGATAATTCTATTCTAGGTTTTTCATTTAACTTCTCTCCATTCTTTCTCATTTTTCTTAGATAATTTACTCTAGTTTGCCCTGCATTGTCAAACGCTTTGTACCAAACTACATTAGTGTGTAATCCAAAATCTTTTTGCAATGTTTTTAAATTATGAAAAGAACCTTTAGTCATTCCCATAAGTTTTGTTTTCTCCCAATTTTCAGGTCCAAATTGTTTAGATAATTTTTCTATTTGTTTAAAACTTAAAGGCACTCCTTTACGTAAATTTTCCCAATCAGTTGCTGCTTCTTGTAAATCTTTTTCATAACTACGTTTGTATTTATTTACATAATATAATCCTTTACGATATAAAGATTCTTCAATATCATTAAGCATGTGTCTAGTTCTACTCAATACCAACCAATCACCACTAGACATATCAATACTCTCAACATCAAAATGTCTTTGTAATGTTCCTTGATTAGTTTTTGGTTTCCATGTTTTATCAATTCTATTTTTAATTTTATTTATTATGTTCATGGCTACTGCATGAACTTTCGCTGGTATTCTAAAAGATTGTGTTAGTGGTAAGTATTGTCCTTTTAAAGCTATGAAAGAATCAACATCCGCACCAGCCCATCTAAAAATAGCTTGGTCATCATCCCCTGCAATAAAAGAATCTTTTGTTTTATTCCAAATAGATTTAGCCATGTCCCATTGCATCAAAGATAAATCCTGTGCTTCGTCAATAAATACTACATCAAACTTTGGTGACTTATCTGATTTTGTAAAATCTAAAATCATGTCATTAAAATCTATTAAGTTATATTCTTTTTTGTATCTTATTAATTCATTAGCTATAATTCTAAGTTGATCTCTTTCTAAATCTTGTGTGTGCTCATGTAGATCAAATTGTTGTTCCGGTGTTATATTTCTTACTTGTGCTAATTGTATAATTCTTAAATATTCACTATCCGATGTAAATATACCACCTTGATCTTCTTGATAATCTGCGTACGTTACTGGAAAACCTAGCTTGCTGCCAAGATCTTTATAATGTCTTGATTGCATTACCTGATCTTTTTTTAATCCTAACTTTCTAAATGCTAATGAATGTAAAGTTCTAAAATATGGAAGATCATCTTCTGTTAAATTAAATTTTTTAATTGCTTCATCTCTAGCATGATATGCAGCTTTTTGTGTAAATGCAAAATAACCTATTTTATCTGGATCTGTATTTTTTAAATAATCATCAACTTTATTTAATAAAGTTGTGGTCTTACCTGTACCTGGTGGTCCTAATACAATTGTTCTCATTAAAACACATCCTTTGATTTTAATTCTTTTTGATTGTATTCATCTGTACGTTTGTCAAATTGTTTAACTACAAATACTGATATTTTTTCTTTACCTATTCTTTTATCTTCACAGTTGCATGCTTCTTTTAACATCTGTGCTGTGCGTTGATAATTTATATCCCATCTTTTTCTAATTAAAAATTGATTGTAAAATCTATCAAAAACAAAATGGTGGTTTCCTTCATTGGTCCACACACCACCTTTTTTAAGATCATTTTTATCTGTAGAAACTTGTCTATTTAAACAATACTCTTCTAAATGATTTTGTAATTGATCTTGTGTTGTTACACCTTCCGGTGGTTCCACAGGTTCGTGGTTCTTCATCAATGGATTTATAATCATGTCCCAATCTTTAGGCTTTACTGTTGGTGGTTTAAAATCTAACTGTTCCATACACGCTTCTTGAAACAAACTTTGTTGTTTTAAAAACTTTACATTCTCCAGGTGTAATCTTTCACCATCTACGTTTAGATAATAATATGGTTTTTCTAATTTAATTTTTTGTAAGTCAGACAATAACGGAAATACAATCTCTTCACCTATTCCATATTTTCTACTTCTACATAATTTTTTATCACATAAATTACACATAGGAACATCATTACATTTATATCCCCATTCTTTTTTTTCATGTTGCTTTTTAATAATATCTACTTCTGATTCACTTAATGGAGTAGTTGAAGCATCAATATTAAACATAGTCATCTTACTTTTCCATTCCGCAGGCCATTTTTGTTTTGCGTATACACCATAATGAAACAACGCATTGTTTCTACCACCCTCTGGTATTTTATTTATTGCCATTAGTTCTATACATGGTGGTGCATCTGAATATTCTGTTACAGGTCTTTCTATTTTTATTTTCTGTAGTTGTTGTGGTGTTTGTTTAACGTAGTCATACAATTCATAAAATTCTTCAAGAGTTGCTGCATTTCCATCACCCGTAAAAGCATATCTCGTTGATTTATTACCATTAAAATATGGTAAGTTTAAAAAATTTCCTGTATCATCTTGCGATTTTAATTTAATTTGTTTTGGAAAAACTTCTGATCCACCATAACCCAGTACAGTTTTAATTTCTGTTAGCTTATCTCTCATTAATTCTGCTTCAACAGGTTCTTGTGTAAATAAAAATACATGAGCACCCCCACTTTTAGACCTACAAACAACTAAGGGTAGTTTTGCTTCTTTAATTTTATCTATTAATTTTTTGTGATCAAAACCTGCATATGAATCTATATCAATACAACCCCATATACATTTATTGTCATCTCTAATTGGAATAATTCCAAGGCTTTGTTTACCTTCTAAGTGATCTTGCCACAATTGAAGTGTAACAGGTTGTCTACGTACAAACGATTGGCCTTTAACCTTAACTCCATTTTCTGTAACAGGAGCAATATTAGTGCAACCATGCGCACGTTCCAATCCCTTAAATATATTTATAAATTTCTGTATCATATTTTTTAAATGGGCGGTTTCACTCTCGCTCTGCCGCCCACTCCCTAGGATTTTATTAGTAAGGTGCTTTTTCCTTAGATTCGTCAGATCCGTGTTTAACTTTTACTTCACCCTTGCTGTTTTTTTCAGCAAAGCTTTTAGCAATTTCGTAAACACCTTTATCTGTAACCGGACCAACCTTAGATACATCCCATCCAAACCATGTTCCTTTGTCATTTGA